TAATATTACCGGTGCCCGCCGCGCCCTTCAAAAGTGGGCCCCACAAGGGGACCACGCGTCTTTTCCGTACTCTCTTTAATTATGACATTGCTTTATAAGGACCAATCCTGTTTCGCCCTTGGCGCCCAAGTATGGCTGAATTGTGGGACCCTTTGCAGAACCCACTACCAGATACTTTATACGGTTTTAGGTGTATGCTATCCGTAAAATACTTGCAAAGTATTTTGAAGAAATACGAGCCAGGAACCTTAGGGTTCGAGCTCTGTTCGGAGTTAATCCGTATATTCAGAGTCAGGCAGTATGACAGGGCGAATGCGCGTTTCGCCGAGATTTCATCCATATGGGGGGAGACCGGTAAGACGGAGGCTGAACTTCGAGACAGCTATCGTGCCCTACACTGGGAATGCTGTCCCAATTGCTGCCCGAAGCTATGTCCCGGTTTCAAGAGGCGTCCGGATGAAGAGAAGGAGGGGTGACCGCATCCCGAAGGGATGTGTGGGTCCCTGTAAGGTCCAGGACTATGAGTTCAAGATGGACGTTCCCCACACGGGAACGTTTGTCTGTGTCTCGGATTTTACAAGGGGTACTGGGCTTACCCATCGCCTGGGTAAGCGTGTTTGTGTGAAGTCCATGGGTATAGATGGGAAGGTCTGGATGGATGATAATGTGGCCAAGAGAGATCACACCAATATCATCACGTATTGGTTGATTCGTGACAGAAGGCCCAATAAGGATCCGCTGAACTTTGGCCAGATCTTCACCATGTACGACAATGAGCCCACTACTGCTAAGATCCGAATGGATCTGAGGGATAGAATGCAGGTCTTGAAGAAGTTTTCTGTTACAGTTTCAGGAGGTCCATACAGCCACAAGGAGCAGGCATTAATTAGGAAGTTTTTTAAGGGTTTGTATAATCATGTTACTTACAATCACAAGGAAGAAGCTAAGTATGAGAATCAATTAGAGAATGCACTTATGCTGTATAGTGCTAGCAGTCATGCTAGTAATCCTGTGTATCAGACCCTGCGTTGCAGGGCTTATTTCTATGATTCGCATAATAATTAATAAAATTATATTTTATTAATAGAGTAATACCTTTACATCATCATTACAATCTACAGTATCTAATTCATCTATCCAAGAACATACTCTTGGAAGATATCTAATAACAAAAACTAAATTAACTAAACTAAAAAACCCTAAATTTGCTAATTCATTACATATGCGCCATTTAAGGCGTTCCAAAATACCAGTCCAACTGTGAATAGCACCAGTTAGACGGGTCGTCAAGATCCGGAATTGGAGGAAGATCTTGTGGAATCCCAGTTGCCTCCTTTCCCTGTAGTTCACCCTCAGCTGGAATTTGAGGATGGTTCTCCCCTGTGTGCTCTCGTGGACATACATTATTCTGAGATGGAACGGTGCAGTCCGACCCACAGACATGGGGTTGGTGTCGAATTCGACTGCTCTCGTAGTCTGAGCATGACTTATTGATTCCCCTGTGCGTGAATCCATGCTGGTACTTGCAGGTTGTTGTTATGAAGGCTGAACAGCCGCAACCCTTCCACACTATCCTCGTCCTCTGTTCAGGAACTTTCCTCTTGGCCTTCTTCGCCTCTGTGTGCAGTGGCTCCTGAATGGGACACTTCCTCTTGTACCCAGAAAGGGGATTGGACATCGCAGAATATAGCGTTTGCTGTTGCCCAATTCTTGAGTGCTCCTTGCTCTGGTTTGTCCAACCAGAGTTTAAATGAGGATCCCTCTCCTGGATTGCAGAGGAAGATAGTGGGAATTCCACCTTTAATTCGAACTGGCTTTCCGTATTTACAGTTGGATTGCCAGTCCTTCTGGGCCCCCATGAATTCCTTAAAGTGCTTTAGGTATTGGGGGTTGACGTCATCAATGACGTTATACCAAGCACTGTTGCTGTATACTTTTGGGCTTAGATCTAAATGCCCACACAAATAATTGTGAGGGCCCAAAGACCTGGCCCATACTGTTTTGCCTATTCTGCTTGGGCCTTCAATAACAATGGAAATGGGTCTATCCGGCCGCGCAGCGGAATCCATGACATTTTCAGCGGCCCAGTCGCTGATAATGTCAGGAACGGCATTGAAAGAAGAAGACGAAAAAGGGGAAGAATATACAGAAGGTGGAGGAGAAAAAATCCTATCTAAATTACTAACTAAATTATGAAATTGAAATAAATATTTTTCAGGGAGTTTCTCCCTGATTATTTGCAACGCAGCTTCTTTAGAACCTGCGTTTAGAGCCTCTGCGGCTGCGTCGTTAGCAGTCTGCTGGCCTCCTCTAGCAGATCTGCCGTCGACCTGGAATTCACCCCAGGTGATGGTATCCCCGTCCTTATCGACGTAGGACTTGACATCGGAGCTGGATTTAGCTCCCTGGATGTTGGGGTGAAAGTGATTCGATCTGTTCGGTGAGACCAGATCGAAGAATCTGCTATTTGTGCAGACGAATTTGCCTTCGAACTGCACCAACACATGGAGGTGAGGTTCCCCATCCTCGTGCAGTTCTCTTGCTACGTGTATATATTTTTTGTTGCTGGGTGTTTGTATATTTAGGAGTTGGGCTAGGCAGTCCTCTTTTGAGAGAGAACAGCGTGGATAAGTAATAAAATAATTTTTGGCCTGAATTTTAAAACGTTTTGGAGGAGCCATTTGGAGACACGCATAAGTTCAAATGAATTGGAGACTGGAGACAATATATAGTATGTCTCCAAATGGCATTCTGGTAATTTAGAAGATCCTTTTAACTTTAATTCAAATTCCGACAACTCTGGGTCCACCAAAAGGCGGGCACCGTAT